CTCTCTGAGCTTCCAATGGTGGACCGCTTGGCGACTAATGCCGAGCTCGCGAGACAGGTTTGTAACCCCAAATTTCTGGATTTCCTGCCAAAGTTCGCTAGTCATCGTGTCTACTTATTGTTGCCGTATGGTTTCCGCAATTTACACAGGAGCGAGGACAAAACAAATGTTTTCTTTGGAAACTGTTGTGGAAACAGTGTCAACCTGAGACACTGCGTGACTCTTGAAAATATACATATGAAAAAGGAACACTTGGATGGACGAAAACGTCACGCCATTCCCCGTGAGACTTAGAGAACTGCGCGATGCGCATGGTCTAAGTTATCGAGCACTTGCAGACGCATTGGCCGTCGAGGGAGTGAAGATCACGCACACTGCTGTCCGTAAATGGGAGCAAGGACAGCCTGGTGATCGGCCGCCGAAACCAGCTTACATAGGAGCACTCAGTCGAGTGTTTCACGTTAAACCATCATTTTTATTGGAGGACATATTTGCGGACAAACAGCTCAGAACTGACCGGCTCAACAGTTGGTTAGATGTGGACCTGCTCAGTCAGGAAGAGCATGAAAATCTTTTATCCCTAAAAAGACTACTGCTGGAAAACAGAGCAGCACAAAAAAACGGTGCAGGGGAAATATAACTTAGTAAGGCAATAAGGCTTTTATAATGAAGAATATCATTGATGTTAAAGGTTATCTGAGACAGCGAAGATTACGAGAAGCAGAAGAAGCAGGAGAAAGGATTTACCGGCGTTTCATTTCGAACACTCTGGATACTATTTACCTGGAGCCTAATTTAAAACCTTGCTGCGCGAACAGTTGGGGGATCGAAGTGGTTCATGTCGGAATGCCAGAAGGCGAAAGCGAGTACGATCACCAGTATTGCCTGGGGCTGTCAGAGAACCTTCTGATCAATGAGCTGTTCGTGGGTGATAGATTTGGATACGAACAGACGCTAGACGGCACGTTGCATTTTCGCGTTATCGAATTCGAAGATACTGACGCTGTTCGTTTAGTCATCGCCCGAGATCACAAAAGATACGATCGAGAAGTTCCCAGCGAACTCAGGAACTCAATCCTGAAAACCGCAAAGTCGCACAACAAACTCATAGAGCTGCCGTCGTTCAAGTCGTTCCTTGAAGGTTTACAAAAGAGTGATCAGCAACCCGAAGAACAAAAAGACGATCTCCCGTGGCTATCCGATCTTCGCAAACCCGACTCCATGTAAGTGTTATTTATTGGGTAACAGTGTTTACAATTAGTTTACAGTGAGGTAACTTTAGGTCACTAAATGACATGGAGTGACTCAAATGGACACAGCAGTAAATCACAACGAACCAAGCATGACTGCTCTAGCCGAACTTTGGCTCATCGAAAAAGACTTAGAACAAAAAGCCAGGGCTGCTCGAATCGATCTTGAAAACAGGATGCTCCCTTTCATTGACACGAAAGAGGAAGGTAGCACCACAGTAAAAACCCCCCACCGAAAAATCACCGTAACGACCAGCATCAATCGCCGACTTGACGGCACTGAACTTAATAAAATCCGCTCACAAATTCCCGAATCTCTTCTATGCCTTAAAACCAAAGAGGTTTTAGACGAGGTGCGTTTGCGTCAGCTCGAGCTTAACGAACCAGATTGGTATCGTCTGATGTCGCGAGCGTTCACCTCAAAAGTAGCCAAGCCTAATTTTAAAATCGTCAACTTAAACGAAGCTACCTAACCCAGATAAATAAGGGGGGGTATTTTAGAGGGCGAGGCTGGCGTCCTGAAGCGGCAGAGGTGACCCCCTTTTAAGCACTCCCATTCTCTGTCGCAGCCAGCCACCCCTATCTAAAATAAGGAAATTGCTAATGGCTATAAATTTAGAAACAGACATTCAGGTTACCAGCGGCGTCCCTGAAGCACCGTTGCTGGTGATCCACGGATTCGATGGTAGTGGTAAGACGACCTTCGCGGCTGGCTCAGCTAACAACATATTTATTCAGACCGAAGCTGGCCAGGGAATATTGAAGATCAATACCTTCAACTTCGGCAAGGATCGAATCGCGACCAGTTACTCTCAGGTTCTTGAGGCGATCGAGGCTTTGCAAACTCAGGACCACGACTACGAGACACTGGTGATCGATAGCCTAGACCATCTCGAACCGTTGCTGTGGGAAGACCTTTGCCAGAAAAACAACTGGTCATCTATTGAGGCGCCGGGCTACGGAAAAGGTTACACCGCAGCCTCCCTCGAATGGCGCGTCCTGTTAAAGAAATTGGTAAAGCTCAGGAATACCAAAGGAATGGCGGTTGTGCTAATTGCTCATTGTCAGAAATCCACCATCGATGAGCCTGGGGAATCTCAGATCACTCGCTGGGATTTAAAACTGCATCCTAAGTCTGGCGCCGTTGTCAGCGAGACGGTTGACTGCGTGTTTTTTGCTCGTCACAAAGTTAAGTTGACGACCGAACAACAGGGATTTGGGCAGACGAAAAAAATAGGTAAAGACACGGGCGAAAGAATAATGATCACCGAGGGGGGTCCGCACGTCAACGCGAAGAATCGATTTAAGCTCCCTAAAGAAATCCCGCTGTCCTGGGATGCGTTTATGTCAGCAATGGGCGAATCAATCAAACCATCAACAGAGAAGGAAAAAGCAAATGGGTAATTTTGACTTTCAAATTACGGAAGATACTGAGGACGAGTACGAAAGCAGTTATGGAAAAAAGGAGCCGCTTGAGAAAGGCACCTACCATGTCGTGATTTACGAGCACTTAGAAAAGAGAAACTCTAAGAACACGGGCGACCTGTTGTTCTTGATGTTTGAGGTGAAGGAAGGCCCGAAAACAGGTGAAAGCTTTGCAATCTCCTACAACATGAGTAACCCAATCGAAAAGGCCGTTGAAATTTCTGCAAGCCAATTGTCTGAACTCTTCAGAGCCATAGGGTTAAACGGTGTTGTCCAAGATATCGAGGACGTTCTCGGAAACGAATTGATCGTCGATGTCGATACAGATGGTGAGTACAACAGAATCTTCCGACCGCGACCAGTTGAAAAAGCATCGGCGCCAACTGCTCAACAAACCGAAGCTCCTTCAGCGCAGGGCAAACCTTGGGAGTCATAGACGCAATTGACCAGGCAATTCTTCGGGAGCACCCTCCCGAGGAGCCTCGGACCTACATGGGCGGGAGCTCGATCGGGAAGGCTTGTGACCGAGAGCTCTGGCTGAGTTTTCGTTGGGCAGTCCAGGTTACCTTTGGAGCTCAGATGTTGCGCTTGTTTCAGCGCGGCCATAACGAGGAGGCTTCGTTTGTAAAATACCTGCGCGATGCAGGAATGACCATTATTGAGTTTGATGAGAACGGTGCACAGTTCGCAGTCAAGTTCGCCTGGGGTCACGGCGGCGGCCATTTAGATGGGGCAATGGATAACGTACCTGGTCATCCGGGCTGGCATGTCGCTGAATTTAAGACGGCAAATAACAACAGCTTTAACAGTACAAAGAAGCAAGGTTGTCGAGAAGAAAAGCCAGTTCATTGGGCCCAGATGCAAATCTATATGCACCTAACCGGAATGCCCCAGGCAAGTTATCTGGTCGTGAATAAAAACAATGATGCTCTTTTCTATGAGCATGTTCCCTACGATGCTGATGAAGCAGAACGTTTAATTGCCAAGGCCGAATATATTGTAACAAGTGACGGGCCTCCCGAAAAAATTAGTAGTCAACCCTCTGCTTTCGCTTGCAAATTCTGCGACTTTAAAGAGCTCTGTCATTATGACGCGACACCAAAAACGAACTGTCGGACCTGCGCGTTTTCGACGCCAGAGGTTGATGGTGATGGTCGATGGTCCTGCGAAAAGCATCAGAAAGATATCACGACTCAAGAGCAGCGCCTAGCTTGTGAAGACCACAGGTTTATCCCGGAGCTGCTGCACAACTGGGCCGAAAAAAGTGGAAGGGTCCAGGACGGGAACGTGCCCTATAAGAATTTGAGAACTGGCGCCGAGTTTATAAATGGTGACGCCGGATACAGTAGCCCGGAAATCACAGCGGCCCAGGACATAAAATTTATCGGCGCCGCAGAAACCGATGCGATCAAGGCGAAGATGGATGCGAGGGTTATCGGATGAGCAAGCTGACAGTAGAGCTCGATGAACAAGATGTCGAAGAGTTATTCGATTGGGTCCGCCAGGTGACCGATAACCAGGAACAAATACTAATCAAGATGGACGCGCTCATTACTGCGGTGACTAATGAGGCGAGGTAAGTGGAAGCACGTCCACCCGCTGCATAGTTGCGCGAACTGCGAGGAATGTATTGCTGGCTGGTGCGCCGTTTTTAAAGACAGCATCCCGGTCGATTTTTTACAAAAAGACAATCAGTGCGAGCACTGGCAAGAGGACCGACCTTGGATCAAATAAACCCAGACCATTACAAGCGTAACTCTATGGAAGTAATTGACATCATCGAGGCAATGCTGACGCCGGAGGAATTCAGAGGGTTTTTAAAAGGTAACCAGCTCAAGTACCTATCAAGATGCGATCACAAACCCGACTCAGAGGGAAAGTTAAACCCAATTGAGCATTTGGAAAAAGACTCCTGGTATCTCGACAGACTGAAGGATCATTACCGAAAAACGTGGGAGAGAAATCGATGAGGCTGATCCACGCTAGAAAGTGGGGGGACAACCCTAGCCCTTTTTATCGACGCATCAACTGGCCAGTGGTTATCGGCCTACTGGTCGCAATGGTGATTATAAATGGCCTTATCTAACGACCGATTAGCCGAAGAGAAAAGAGTTAAGGCAATGCTGCAAAGGCAAGTGTGGCTGACACGTCCCTGGATGCCCTCAGTTCGGCTTCCAACTCAGGCTAAACCAAACAAAAATGGAGTGTAGTATGAATTTGATAAGCTTCACCGACACGTTCAATAAGCTTGGCGTTTCCCGGAGAACTCTTTACCGCATTGTCGAAAACGATAAGTCATTTCCCAGGGCGAAGAAGCCTTTTGGTCAAAAGGTTTATTTTGTGAAAGAAGACATTGATCAATGGCTCGAGAACGCTATGTCTGAGAATGCAAAATCTTCGTAATCTTGCACAATCTTAACTCGCCTATCATAAAGATCCGATCTCCAATAAGCACTTAGCACCTGGTTCTCCTCTCGGTGCGCAAGTTGTCGATCGGTATCCTCTCGAAGCCCCGCACTTGTCGCCATTACCCAATCGGTGAAAGTCGATCGGAAACCATGAATAGTAATTAAATCATTTTTATAATCGGTAAAACCAAACGAACGCATAGATTTTACTAGGGCGTTGCTAGTAATAAATTTGTTCTTAGCGTCGCCAGGAAACACTCGTTCATCTTTTGCAAACTCAGCTCTTTCTTGTAGTTCCCAGAGTAAACGGCTAGGTATTGGCAGCTTGTGTAGTTCTCCGTCCAACTTGCCAATCGGGGACTTCCACTCACCATTTTGCAAATTAAAGTCTGTCCAGAGAGCTCCCCTGGCGTCCTCTGACCTAACCTGGGTCAGCAAAATTAATTTGAGGGCACTGTGGGACGCCTCTTTTTTGCCCCAAAGTTTACTTGTATAAGCCGGTAGGTCGTCGTAAGACAGTGCTGGGTGATGGCGAACTTTCCCTTTGTAGTGCGGCAAAAGATTTTCAAGAAGGTTTTTAAACTTGGCAGGGTTTCGTTTATCGCTAATTTCTTTTGCGATCCCGTAGTCAATAATATTTTCAACGCGACTTCTAGACCTTGATGCAGTCTCATGTTTCGTAAGCCACAATGGAGACAGTATTTTTACCATGTGGGTAGGCGTTATTGCTTCAACTTCCAAATGGCCGATCACTGGTAAAATGTATTCGTTCAGCGTGTTACGCCATCCCTGCTCTGACCTGCCGTTGCTGGTCCAGGCGGGTCGTTTTATTTCATTAATATACTGCGAGGTCAATTCGGCAAAGGTGGTCCCCTTTGCAGCTTCTTTTATACTACTAGATTTTTTCTTTTCTTTAGCTTCTCTCAATATTTCTTGAGGAGCTACCTCTCCCCCTAACAATATGATCGCTTTCTTCTTTGCTACGCTTGGAGACATCGCAGGGTATGTTCCAACGTAACTCCATCTCCTAATTTGGTTGATCTGCTTACGGACGTACCACTTTTTAGTTAATC